ATGGAGTTTGAAAAAGGGAGTATTTCAATTCATACAGAAAATATTTTTCCTATAATTAAAAAATGGTTATATTCTGATAAAGACATATTTATAAGAGAACTTATAAGTAATGGATGTGATGCAGTAAGCAAACACAAAAGACTTGTATCATTAGGAGAAATATCAGAAGTTGAGCCATCAGATTATAAAATTACAGTATCTGTAAATAAGGAGGAAGGCACACTTAAATTTATTGACAATGGAATTGGTATGACTGAAGAAGAGATAAAAAAATACATAAATCAAGTTGCTTTTTCAGGTGCTGAGGATTTCTTTAACAAATATAAGGATAAGATGGAAGAATCAAATGACATAATAGGTCACTTTGGATTAGGATTTTATTCTGCATTCATGGTGTCTAAAAAAGTGCAAATAGACACACTTTCATATACAGAAGGAGCAACTCCAGTAAGATGGATATCTGAGGGTGGTACAGAATATGAGATATCTGAATCAGATGCTAGACATGAGAGAGGAACTACTATAACATTATTTATTGATGATGATAGTAAGGAATTCTTAGATGAATTTACTGTAAGGGGTATAATAGATAAGTATTGTTCTTTCTTACCAGTAGAAATATATTTAGAAGATGTTGAAAGATTAGAAAGAGAAGCTAAGGAAGCAGAAGAAAAAGTTAAAAAGCAAAAGGAAGAAGGAAAAGAAGAAGAAGTTATAGATGCAAAGGTAATTGAGCCTTTAAATGATACTAATCCTCTATGGCTAAAATCTCCAAAAGATTGTACTGATGATGAATACAAAGAGTTTTACAGAAAAGTATTCCATGTATTTGATGAGCCTTTATTCTGGATACATCTAAATGTAGATTATCCTTTTAACTTAAAGGGTATACTTTACTTCCCTAAACTAAAAAATGAGTTTGAATTGACAGAAGGAAAAGTGAAATTATACAACAATCAAGTATTTGTAGCTGATAATATAAAAGAAGTTATACCAGAATTTTTACTTCTATTAAAAGGTGTAATAGATTGCCCAGATTTACCATTAAATGTATCAAGAAGTTTCTTACAAAATGATAGAGATGTAAGTAAAATTTCTAAACATATAATTAAAAAAGTAGCTGACAAGTTAAAATCTCTTTGTAAAAATGAAAGAGAAGAATACAATAAGTTTTGGGATGATATACAAATATTTATTAAATATGGTTGCTTAAAAGATGAAAGTTTCTATGAAAAAGTAAAAGAATGTATATTATTTAAAACTATTAATGATGAATATATAACATTACAAGATTATCTAGAGAAATGTAAAGACAAGCACGAAAATAAAGTATTCTATGTAAGTGATAAGGAACAACAATCACAATACATTAAACTATTTAAAGAATATGATTTAAATGCTGTTGTATTAAACTCATCAATAGATACTCACTTTATTTCATTTATGGAATATAAAGAAAATGGTGTTAAGTTTAATAGAATAGATGCAGACCTTTCTGATGTATTAAAAGACAAAAATGAAAATAAAGATAGTGAAGAAAATAAAGAAGAAATAGCCAAGATAGAAGGTCTATTTAAAGAAGCTGTTGGAGAAAGAGTTAAAAATTATTCTGTAGAAGGCTTGAAAAACGAGGATACTCCAGCTATGGTATTAGTATCTGAACAATCTATCAGAATGGCAGAAATGCAGTCAAGATTTGCTGGAATGGATTTAGGAATGAACTTCGAGGAAGAGAAAACTCTTGTGATAAATGAAAATAGCCCAATTATTAAAAAATTAGTTTCTCTTAAAGATAATGAAGAAAAGAAAGATAAAGTTGCACTTATTTGTAATCAGATAGCAGATTTAGCTTTACTTTCTAATAAAGAATTAAAACCAGACGAATTAGACTCATTTGTTCAAAGAAGTAATAAACTTATGAATATGTTAATAGAATTGTAAGATTAAATATATTAAAGTAAATTTATAAAAAATATCTAATATTATGAGAAGAGTTATTTTAAGATAATTGAAATTATCTTTGTGTAACTCTTCTTTATTTTTTATCTTTGATTAAAGTTTCAAATATTTAAATAGATTACAATTAAAAATTGAATTTGGTTAAATAGAGATAACTTGATATAGTATAAAATAATACATATAATTAAGTAAAAGATTGTTTTGTAATTTATGTTTTAATACATAATTACGTTGTGTTGAAAAATAAAATTATTACTAAAGTAGAAATAGGAGGTTTTGGCATGAATTTTAATTATAATTTACCAGTAAACATATTATTTGGGAGAGGTAGAATCAATGATGTAGGAAAAGAAGTATCTAAATATGGTAAAAAGGTATTAATTGTAACTGGCAAAAATAGTACAAAGAAAACTGGATTACTTGATAAAACAATAGACTTACTAAAAGATTCTAAAATAGAATATGAAGTTTTTGATAAAGTAGAACAAAATCCTCTTATAACTACTATATATTCAGGTGTAGAAATTATAAAAGCAACTGGATGTGACTGTGTCTTAGGTCTTGGTGGAGGAAGTATAATGGATGCTGCTAAGAGTATAGCTTTCTCTTATAAAAATCCAGGAGATTTAAATGAATATATATTTGGAATCAGACAAGGAGAAGAAGCTTTACCTATAATTTTAGTTCCAACTACATCAGGTACAGGTAGTGAGGGGAATTGTTTTGCAGTGCTTACAAATTCAGAAACCAAAGATAAAAAATCCATAAAAAAGAATAGTATGTATGCAAAGGCATCAATAATTGACCCAGAACTTATGGTTACAATGCCAAAACATATAATTGCATCAGTTGGATTTGATGCACTTGCTCATAATATGGAAGCATATCTTTCTAACGGAAGAAATTCCCTTGCAGATGTACAAGCTATTTATGGAATTGAGCTTATATCAAAAAATTTAGTAAGAGTATATAATAATGTAGATGACCTAGAAGCATGGGAGAAAATAACACTTGCAAGCACTATTGGAGGAATGACAATTGGTACAGCAGGGACAGCCTTACCACATGATATGGACAATTTAGTACAACAAAAATTATAAAAATTTAATGACTAAATTACCATCTTTCTGTACTTCGATTCTATCAATTAAAGATGTCCACAACGTTCTTTTCTCTAAGCTACTCATATTTACATAATCATCTTCAAAATTAATTTTTAAAAAGTTTTTCATTTTCTGCAAATCATTAATAACAACTTTTTCTTCATTCTCTTTCTTTTCAAGTTCTAGCAAATCATCATTCAGTTTTTTATATTTAAATCTATAATTATCTTTACTAATTAAATCATCAAAGTATAAATCTTGTAATTTTTCTATTTGTTTTTTTAATTTATTTTTAAGCTTTTCAGTATCATTTTTATTAGAACTTTTTTTATTATTTGACTCATGTTTTAATATAGCGTTATATAACTCTGTTTTTACATTTTCTAAGAGAAAAGCTTCAACTTTTTTCTCTCCTAGACGGGATGTATTGCTACAAAGTTTTGCACCATAAGAAAGAGAACATCTATAATGTAAATAAAGTGTTCCATAAGGGTTTAAATGATATGAACCAGACATTTTTCTGCCACAACTACAAATTATCATTCCTGCAAAAATATAATTTATATCAAATTTATTTTTAGAAACTCGTTTATTCTTTTTTAAAAGAGATTGAACAAAATAAAACTGTTCCTCGCTTATAATTTGCTCACAATAATCTTCTATTAAAATATTTTCCCTTTCATATATGCCAATATAAATTTTATTTTTCAATAGTTTTTGCATCCATTTATACATGTGCCTCATATTAAATTTAGAATTTATATGTTGTATGGTTTTAGTAAGAGCAGAGAATTTTATATAAGTGTCAAAAGATTCTCTTACAATTTCAGCTTCATCTTCTTTAATTACTAGATGCTTGTTTTTAATTTCATATCCAAAAGGAACTTTACCGCTTATTACTTCTTTTTTTTGTATTTTATTATTAAATACAAATTTTATTCTTTCGGATGTCTGAGAAGCTTCATTTTCCGCAAAAGATAGCATAATATTTATATGTAATCTACCACTAGCAGTAGAAGAATCATAATCTTCTAAGATTGTTTTCCAATCACATTTATGTTTTTCTAAAGTATCCAATATTTTATAAAAATTCTTAACACCTCGGCTGAATCTATCTAACTTAGTTAATAGAATTAAATCAATTTTATTTTCTTTTATGTCTGCAAGTAGACGTTGTAAATTAGGTCTGTTTAAATTAGTAGCAGAATAACCTTCATCTATATATTTATCGACCACAATAAAAGCGTTATCTTTTGCATACTGTTCTAAAGCTTCTGTTTGAGTTCTAATACTATCTCCATGCAATACTTGTTCTTCTGTTGACACTCTTATATAAAGAGCTACACGTTTTATATTGTCCATTATAAAATCACTCCTGTTATTCATGTGTTTAGTGCCTAGTTTAAACTAGGCACTATTGATTAATATTAATTAATATCAAGTTTATTTTTTAATGCTTCTTGTAAAGTTTGAGAAAAATTAATTTTATTCTTCTCAGCTTCTTTGTTTAGCCAACTAGGTAAAGTGACAGTTTTATTAACTGATTTACTGTCAAAGTTTTTAATTGTTTCTCTAAGATTTACTTTTACAAGTATGGCAGTTTGATTATCTCCAACACTAGCATTGTTTATTTGTGTTGCTACTGGTATTTCTAAATCATCAGAGTATAAGTCAAATAGTTCTAATTTTAAAGCGTCCTCTGCCATCTCAAAAGCTTCCTCTAATGTTTCTCCAAAAGTTGTTATATTTTCAAAATCAAGAAAACTTACTTCATAATCATTGTCACTATGTTTAGTTATTAAAGCAGGAAAAATATATTCTTTTTTATACATATTATTAGCTCCTTTCAAAATTGTTCTTCTAATAAGTTAGAGAGAATTTTTTAAAATGTTAGGACTATTTAAGTCCCAACATTTTAAAAATCGAATTAAGAGTACCTACAGGAATATCTTTGTTGTGGTTTGGAATAATAGCGGTTTTGTTTGTGTCTTTATGTATTAATTTTATGTGAGAACCTCGCTGGCTTTTTACTTCCCAACCATTTTTATAAGCTATTTTCAAAACTTCTCTAACTCTCAATTTGTTTACCTCCTCCCTAACTTTCTTTCTATATATATTATAACAAAAATAATTACACGTGTCAACATGTGTGATAATATTTTTAGAAAAATATATTCTAATTGGAAATAATTTGTTATAATTTAGTTGTACTGATGTAGAGGGGGAGAAAAATGGAGAAAGTATTTAGAAATAAGAAGTATCTTGTTATTATATTTTTATGTATAGTAATTTTAGCAGCAATTGTTATTTTTAATGTTTGTAAAAAACCAACATATATATCTATTGATAGATATGAAATAGGACGAAAGAAAGATTATATATATGAAAAAATAACAATATCACTTGAAGATAAAATAGGGGAAAAAGATGCTAATAAAATTATTGAAAAACTAGAGAATAAAAGAATAAAAACAGAAATTATTTTGAACGATATGTCAGAAAATAAGATAGGTACTATAAGTAAAAAAGGTAATAAAGCAAATGTAAATATAATGAAAAAATATAAGTCATTTTTCAGTCGTGGATTCAATTTAGATATGGATATGGAAGCTTATAAGGAATTTGTAGTAGGAATAAGAAAAGACCTTATCAATCAAAAGATGGAAAATTTAAATGAATCAATGCAGACCATGAACTATATGAAAGACAATTCTATTAATGACTTTGCAGAATCTTTTGAAATTGAAGATTCAGACCTTGATCCATATAAGGAATTTAATAAGGATGATTCTAAGTTTAAAAATGCTTTAGAATTGACACAAAATTGTATAAAAGTATATAACGATATGATTAAAATATCTTGTGATTACATAGAAAAATCAGATAATGAATTTTATGATAAATTTGAAGAAAAAAGAATCAAATTAAAAACATATTTAGCGATATATCAACAAGGAGTAAACACTTTAGATGGTAGCTATTGAGAATGGAGAAGGTACTTAGGATAAAATCAAACTAAGTACCTTTTTTTCTGTATTTCAAATAACTACTTATAAAATTATTAAATTGTTCTATAATTAAACTTTCTAAACTAGTAATATTATTTCCAATTTTTATTTTTTTTAGAGAAATACTTTTCTTCAGTGCGATATTTTTATCAACTCCACAGATATACATAATTTCAGATATTTCCAAAATTTTACACTGTGATAAAACTATGTAAGGACATAGTAAATATTTTGTAAAAGATTCTGCTTCTATTTCAAAGAGTTTGTTATCTTTAGAATGGAGCTTTAAAATATTAGTTTTTGTTGCATGACCTAAAAAAATATGTGATAGTTCATGCATTAGTGTCCAATGTACAGAAGAAAAAGAATAATACATATTGTAACATATTACAAAAGTATTATCTCTTTTACTCCAAAAAACAAAACCTTGCTTGTCATATTTTTCTATTATAAAGTTAATATCTTTTCTTATTAAATTTGCGAATTCTTCATAGGAATAAACTTTCAGATTATTGTTATGGATAATCTGAAAAGGACAAATAGGGTAATGTAGAAATTTCCTCTCTTAAAATGAATTTATAAGCTATTTGTCTTAAAAATTTATGCATTATTTATTTTTAATTTACCTTTCTAAATTGTCATATAAGTCTATTGCTTCTTCTATATTTTCAGTATTGCCATTCCGAGCAGCAGATTGTTGTGCATTTTCTTCGATATACTCGCCTCTGTAATCTTGATATAATTCATCATCTTCTAAAATTGTATCAACAAGTGAGTATACATATTTTTTTATTGCCTTTCTTTGTTCTCCAGAGAGTTTTAAATAACTTTCAAGTATTTTTACATCCAAATTATCAAGATTATATTTGTTTGATAGTTCAGAAATTATTGTATCATCATTTTCTATATACATATTACCAGTACCATATTTTAGCCACTTTTCATTTATGTTAAATTCAGCACAAATAATTTTTATGATTTTTTCTGTAACATCACGATAGCCTTTTTCTAAATTAGAAAGATAGTTTTGGGCTACTGCTATTCTCATGCCAAATTCTTTCTGTGTAAGATTTGATGCTTTTCTTACTTCTTTGACTCTCTCATGTATATCCATTTTATCACCTCCTAAAAAGATACTAACATATGAATATCGCAAATGCAATAAAAATATAAAAATAAGGTTGATTTAATATCTCTAATGTGATATTATGATATTGCGATAGAGATATTGATAATTTAGGAGGTGTCGAATATGAATAAAATAATTGAAAATAAAACACAAAAATTAATTGAAACAAAAAGAAGTTCAGCAAATGAATTTCTTAGTAAAAAAATTGATAGTGATGATTTGATGAAAGAAATTGTAAAAATGTCATACGAACAAAGAGTGAAAATGTTTTATATAATGCAAGGTGCGAATCTTGTGAAAGAACCAGATACACCAAACATTTAATAATTAAGAGGGGTGAGATAGTTGTTTATATTAAGAGGTAAAGACTTTGAAAAAGAGATAGAGAAACTAAATGTATTTTATTGGATTGTAAGTAATGATAATGAAGAAACAGAAGGTGAGTTAGTATATGACTCTCTAGGTGCAGAAGAATTTTGTTTTAGATTTTACGAAGATTATGAAGTAGAAGATTTAGGACTAGCAAATAGAACAGAAACATATAAAAGTTCGTTATTTAAGATAGAAAAAGAATATAAAAGGGATGATGAATTAGTTCTAGTTATTTCTTGTGATTTGACAAAAGAAGAATATTTTTACGATTTGGAGCTAGAAGAAGAAAAAATAAAACAAGATGATAATAAAAAACTTACTTCCAATAAAGAAGATAAGAAGAAAAGAAAAAATATAAAATGGAATGAAAATAAAAAGGATAACTATAGAGGTAATTTTGCTAAAAAAAGTTTTAAATTCAATAATAGCGATAAATTTTTTTGTCTTGATTCAGTTGTTTCTTATAAGAGTTTAAAGCGTTATTTAAAAGAAATAGCTGAACTTGTAGGAGCAAATGAGATAACAATATTAAATGAAGTACCAGAAAATTCAATAAGTATTAATTTTCACTATAATGATGATGGAAAACTTATTTTAAATTTCAGAAGAGAAATTGATGTTGAAGAATGTTGTAAAAGAGAATTTGAATATTATGATAAAGATGTCTTATTCAATAATAAGGGGTGAAAAAATATGAATAATTTAGAGATAGAAGCAAAAATAAATGAATTAGAAAAGTTTGGTTACTTTAGAGTGGATAAAGATTACATATTACAAAATGTAAATAAAAAAAGTGCTTTATATAGAAATCATGTTGAAGAGTGTTTAAAAGGTAATTTCAAAAAAGAACTTTTGATTGCAATAAAGAATAAGAAAAATATTTATTTTTATTCAAGAGAATTTATAGAAAAGAATAGTGTTATTGAAATACTAGAAGTTACTAAAAAGCACTTTGTAAAATCAGCCAATAACACTATTTAATAAGTAATTAAAATAAAGAATGGGGGAATACATATGGCAAAGTCATATAAAGTAGTATTTGAAAACAAAATGAATATGGATTTATTTTGTGAAGGATATGCAAGAGCAAAAGAAATGATGGCTGAAAGATTATTCAATCAAGAGATAGAATGTAAAATTACTCATAGAGAAAAAACAGAGGAAGAATTGAAGGCAGATGAAGAATTGAAAAAGTCAGAAAAGGAAGTAATTTAATTGGGATTTAAAAATTATGTAAACAAAAAGTGTCTTATAACTATGAATTATAAGACACTTTACAAAATAACTTTGTTGTCAAAGCTATAAAATCATATCTACTTTTTATTATAGCAGATAAGACAGCAGAGTTCAATAAACACGCTAAAATGGAGCGATTAACGAGCTTGTAATAGGTATTAACATTATAACGATATAAAGTATCTATACAAATATATAACACTAGATACTTATATATAGATGCTAATAAAAGACTAAAGAGGTACTGCTATATGAAGAGTTTTATAAGGGAGAAAAAGATATATTGTTCTGATTATTTAGAGATAGATATAATACCAAGAACTGATTTAGATAACAAAGGTAAGAGAGGTAAAAGAGAATACATATCTAAACCAAAGCAAAAGAATTTAAATGATAAAAACGCTAAGAGATATTTTGTACAGTCGGTTAATACAAATTTTACTAAAGATGATTTAGTTGTACATTCTACATACGCACCAAAATACTTACCAGAAACATTAGAAGAAGCTGAAAAAGAAGTTAGAAACTATATAAGAAGAATTGATTATAAAAGAAAGAAAGATGGGCTTGAACCAATAAAATATATGCTTATAACAGAGTTTGGAGAAAAGAAGGATGGAACTAAAAGAGTTCATCATCACATTATTTTAAATGGTGGATTGGAAAGAGACATAATAGAAGGGCTTTGGGTTAAAAAGCAAAGAGGGAAAAAAGAAGGTGAAAAGCTTGGATGGATAAACACACACAGGCTTCAACCTAATGAATATGGATTACAAAGTTTATGTAATTATCTTATGAAAGACCCTCAAGGTCGCAAAAGATGGAGTTCATCACAGAACTTAAAAAAGCCTTTTCAAGTTTGCAATGATAGCAAATATAGTAAGAAAAAAGTAATGGAGATAGTAAGAAATAATTTAGACAACAGAATGTTCTGGGAAAAGCAATACAAGGGTTACATATTTACAGAGTGCAAGGCTAGTTTTAATGATATAACAGGGGTTAGCTTGTATGTAAAAATGCGACGATTAAATTAAGAAGAGAAAGAGGTGATTACATGTATTCAAGAGTATGCGAGTGTTGCAAAAAAAGATTTGAAACAAATATTTACTTAAAAAGATATTGTTCTAGTGTTTGTAAGAATAAGGTCAAGAAGGATAGAAAAATAAGAAAAGGAGAAGGTGAAAAATGGATAAAAAAATAGAAGCAATATGTATTGAAGTTGGGAACCGTATTTGTAAAATATGTAAGTTTAATGATACCTGTAAAGTTGAAAATAGAAATGGTCATACATGTAATTTCTTTGAAGAAAAAAGTAAGATAGAAAAAATATTAGAAAAAGGCAATTTTATAACTGCTATAGATTTTAGATTAAAAAATATAAGTATGAAAGAAATTGCAAATCATTGTGAAGAAAATAATAAAAAAATAGAAATCTGTGGATGGGGAAATGGGCAAATAATAGTATTTGCAGATAAAGAAAGGGCAAAAACCAATGAACAATAAATATAAAAAATTGTTATCAAGATTATTAAAAATAATTTCAAGAAAAGAAAAGAAAATACAAATGTTAGAAAAGGAATTAGAAGCTTACAAAGAACTTGCAAGAAAAGGAGAACTCAATTTTTATTTTTCAGAAGAAGATGAAGAATATCATATAGAATTATATAATCTTAATGAAAAATTTGGAGAATTTGCAAAAGATATTGTATTAGACAGAAAAAGATTGGAAAGAGAAATGGAAAAAGAAAGGTGTTTCAAAAACAATTTATATACAGGAGAGATAACAATATCTAATATAAAAGAAATTATACAATTAAAAATGGTAATAAAGTTAGAAGATGTTCAAAGAGCAGGAATAGACGAAACAATCTTGGATTATCATTGTAGCATGAATGAAAAAACTTATAGAGTAGTTACAAATGATTATGGAGAAAGCTTTGTAATCTTTGAAGATAAATATTAAAAAATAAAAATAAATAGAAGGTGATAAAAATGACTAATAAATAATTAAGAGATGAATTATAATATAAAATTCCTTGTAGGAAAAAAGGAGCATAAAATATGGATGATAAAAAACTACAACAAAGATATAAAAATAAAGTTGCAAATGCACAAGGGCAACATTTTGAAAATTATATAAACTCAGCTTGTATAATCTATAGAAATGATAAGAGAGCAGAGATAGAAAAAACACCAGAACCATTTAGAGTATTAAGTAAAGATAAAACAGGAAAGTTTACAGGAAGATTTATAGCTAATGCACAACCAGATTTTAAGGGTACATTAAAAAAAGGTTTATGTATATGCTTTGAAGCTAAATACACACTTAAAGATAATATAAAAAGAAGCGTTTTAACTGATACACAATTAAGTACTTTAGATAGATATTATAACATGGGAGCAATAGCAGGGGTCTGTGTAGGCATACAAGATAAGTTTTACTTTATACCATTTTTAGTATGGAAAAATATGAAGAATTGTTTTGGTAGACAAAGCATAACACAAGAGGATGTAAAAAGGTTTGAAATAAGATTCAATGGAGCTGTACTATTTTTAGATTATATAACTAAAGATATGAAAGTATTGGATGAAAATTATAGTTTATTAAGAAAAAGCTTTGAAGATGATATAAAAGTTGGTATTTAAAAGAGTGGGGGGATAACATGTTTTTAAATTTATGCACTAGAAAAGAATTTGAAAAAGAAGTGAAAAAATATGAGCAAGAAATAAAAAGAATGAAATGGAAAATAATAGCCAAAGGAAATGGAATAAAAAATCTAAATGAAGAATTAAATGTTGTAAAATCAAATCATGAAGAAGCTATTGAAACTATAAAAGAATTACAGGAAAAATATACTGAAATATTCAATAGCCATGTGAGAAAAGAAAAAATAATCTCAGCGTTAGAAAATAAAAACGCTGCATTATATACAGAAAAAATGTCTTTAAAAAATAAAAATGAAAATGACGAAAATATAAAAAAAGGAATGGAAGCAGGAGCTGAAATTTTAAGAGAAGAAATAGAAAAATTAAAAGAAGAAAATGAGATTTTGAAAAAAACAATAGAAACTTTTAACGATAAAATTAAAGAAATAGAATTAAAATTTAAAAAGATACTAAATGATAAAATAACGAGACTTGAAGCTATAAAAGCGAGAACGAAGAGGTTTAGAATAAAGAAAAAAATAGAAAAGATTATTGAAGAACTAGAATTAAAAAGTTTCTTAGAATTAAAAAGTTTCTTAGAATAAAAAAGGTTGATTATTATGTTATTAGCTAACAAAGATAAAATAATATATCTTGCAAGTAAAATAGTAGAAATATGCAATACTGGAGAGTTAGAAGCAACAATAAAAGCTATACAGTACTTAGAAAAAATAGAGGTAAATGGAATTATAGGAGAAGATGAATATAACAAGCTTCTAAAATTGATTGAAAAATAATATAAGGAGCTGAAAGTTTATGGAAAAGAAAGTAATAAATTATTTTGTAGATTGTATAAAGAAAAATAAAACTAGGATATTGATAGAAAAAGATAATAAGTACTATATATCGGATGGTGCATGCGTTTTTATAGTAGATAAAAATGAAATGGTATTAAATCCTAAGTTATTTGAAGCTAACAGTAATAAATCTCAGATAATAATGGATAACATAAAAAAAGATAGTTATAGAGAACTGTTATTAAAATATTATATACCAATAAAAGAACTAACTTATCATAAATATATATGTGAAGATTTTGTAATTTATCTTGATGAAAACTATATAAAACTTTTTGGAAAATTTGATAAGGTAGAAGGAATAGACAGTAACTCTCTAGTTCGCATATCTATAAAAGGGCATATAATAGGCTACTTATTACCAATAAGGACATCAGAAAATTTTTAAATATTAAAATAAAAGAAAGAAGGTAAAGCTATGAAAATCATATCGATTTTAAGTTTTAAAGGAGGAACAGGCAAAACAATAACAAGTGCAAACATGGCAGATATTTTGTCTGTAGTACATAAGAAGAAAGTATTACTGATAGATGCAGATAAACAAGGGAACTTATCACAGTACTTCTCAAAATTTGATGAAAAAAGAAAAGGGACAGCAGAAATGTTGCTTGAAGATGCAGATATACATGAATACATATGTAAGACTGAAAATAAAAATATAGATATTATAACTAGTAATATGCACTTGTACCAAGCTGACAGGATGCTATTCGATAGTGAAAAAGATAAATTTAGTATATTAAAGAGATTGCTGGAAAAAATTAAAAATGAATATGATTTTTGTATCATTGATAATGCACCAAGTACAGATACAATAACAATAAATTCGCTAATTGCATCTGATGAAGTAATAATAACTGTAAGAGCAGATAATTTCTCTTTCAAGGCAATAAAAGAATTGTTGGAGCAAATAGAAAACGCTAAACATGCAAATGAAAAATTAAAATTTAAAGGGTGCATAGTAACTCATTATCAAAACAATGCTGTAAATAATCAATTTATGAACTTGCTAAAAGGTATATGTAAGGTATTTGAAATTGTTATAAGGTTAAATAAAAGTGTATCTGAAAGTACATTTTATCAAAAAACATTAAGAGAGTATAATCCAAGATGTGGTGCGACAATAGATTATAAAAAATTAGTAAAAGAGTATTTAAATATAGGATAAAAAATGTGTCCAATTTGGACACATAGAAAGGATTGATACAAATGAGTGGTTTCAATATATTTGAAGCTTTAGAAAATAAAAAAGGTCAAGAAAAAGATAGTGATGATGAAATTAGTAAAAATGATTTTAAGATAAAGCTTATAAGTATTTATGATTTAGAATCATCTAAATACAATTTTTATCCAGTCAAAGATAAAAAAACTCAAGAACTTAAAAATTCAGTAGAAATGTTTGGGATAAAACAAAATTTAGTAGTTAAAAAAGATGAAAATAATAAATATGAAGTTTTGGCAGGACATAGAAGGTTGTTAGTATCACATCTTTTAGTTGATGAAGGTAAAAAAGAATTTGTGTTAGTACCTTGTACAATAGAAAAAGAAAAATCAGAAATAACTAAAATAGATAGATTATTAGATAGATTATTGCTAATCACAACAAACTCAACAACGAGAGAGTATTCAGAATATGCTAAGATGAAAGAATTGGAAGATACAAAAGAGGTATTAGAAGCATTAAGAGCAGAAGGTTATGGAAAAACTGGAAGAATAAGAGATTTGATAGCTAATATGATTAAAATATCATCATCTAAGGTAGCTAGATTAGAAAGTATTTCTAAAAATCTTACTCCAGAATTTAAAGAAGAGTTCAAAGAAAATGAGATAAATATATCAACAGCTTATGAATTATCAAGATTAGAAGAAGCTGAACAACAAAGTTTATTTGAAGAATACCAAGACAAGGGAAGTTTAAGTATCAAGGATGTTACAGAAAAATCAGAAGAGAAAAAAAGTGAAATAAATGAATTAGAAACTTATGAAATTGAAGAGGATGAAAATGAAGTTGAAGAAATTGAAAATATAATTAGTTTTCCAACTGCAACAATAGAAGATGAAAAAGAAGAAGGAAAAGTTTTTAAAACAATTTTTGAAATATTAAAGGATATGAAAATTAGAAAGTTTGCAGAGTTTATTTGTTCTCAATGTAATGTAACTGGTACATTTTGCGACTATGCAATGGAATGTAACGATAAAAACGGAAAAGGGTGTGTTGATATATGCATAAAGTGGCTAAAGATGGAAGCACAAGAAATGGAGTAGATATAAGACATAATAAAAGTGGATACTTAGATAGTACAGCTTATAAAGCTATAAAAAATATAAATGATGAAGAAAAGAAAGTTAATAAAACAATTAAGTTAATGAAAGAAATAGCTAAAATTTCTGGTTTTGAAGTTATAAATAGAATAGAGCTTAAAAATGAGAAAACTGGAAGTGAACATAGATAATCGGGGGGATTTAAATGAGAGAATTAATAATTGATAATTTTGCTGGAGGGGGAGGAGCTAGTACAGGTATAGAACTAGCAACTGGGAGACATGTTGATATTGCGATTAATCATGACCCTAAAGCTATATTAATGCATAAAACTAATCATCCCAAAACTAAACATTATTGTGAAAGTGTTTGGGATGTAGACCCGATAGAAGCAACACAAGGTCAAGCAGTTGCATTATGTTGGTTTAGTCCAGATTGCAAGCATTTTAGTAGAGCGAAAGGAAAAACACCTGTTGATAAAAAAATAAGGGGTTTAGCTTGGATTGCTGTTCGCTGGGCATCTAAAGTAAGACCCAGAGTTATAATATTAGAAAATGTTCCAGAATTTAAAACATGGTGTCCTGTTAAAGATAATAGACCTATTCAATCAAGAAAAGGAGAGACATTTAATAAATTTATAAAGGCATTAAAATGTTTAGGTTATGATGTAGAGTATAAAGAATTAAAGGCTTGTGATTATGGAACACCAACAATAAGAAAAAGATTCTTTTTAATTGCAAGATGTGATAATAAACCTATAGTATTTCCAGAAGCAACGCATGGAGAAAATAAGATTCCTTATATAACTGCGTCTGAGATAATTGACTGGAGTATAGAAGTACCAAGTATATTTACAAGAAAGAAACCACTAAGTGAGAATAGTTTAATAAGAATTGCAAGAGGAATAAAAAAATTTGTTATAGATGAAAAACCTTATATAGTAAATAAAAGTGCTTATTTTCTTGCACATTATTATAGCCATCAAAATTCAGAAACTAGAGGAAGTAGTTTAAGAGAACCAATAAGTACTATACCTACAGCTAATCGTTTTGGTCTTGTAAAAATTGATTTAGAAGATATTAAATTACCAGGTAATGAGGATGTATATGCATTTTTAACTAAGTACTATGGTAATGACATTGGACAGAGTATTGATGAACCTTTACACACGATTACTACAAAAGACAGATTTGGGTTAGTTGTTGTAAAAGGTAAGAATTATAGAATAAGTGATATTGGTCTTAGAATGTTGACACCAAGAGAACTTTTTAATGGGCAAGGATTTCCAAAAGATTATGTAATAGATAAAGATTATAAAAATAATAAATATCCTAAATCACAACAAGTTGCTAGATGTGGTAATTCAGTACCACCTCTATTGGCGAAAGTTTTAGTAGAATCAAATTTACCAGATATATGTAAAGATACAGAATTAGATGTAGGTTAATATTATATAAAATAAAAGTATTGAAATAAAAAGGAGTGCTGTAATGTGGAAACGGTTATTAATAAAGAAATGAATATTAATTTAATAATTGAAAAAGTAGCAAGAGAAGCAGCAGAAAAAGCTATAGTTACATATGAAAATAGAAAAAAAGAAGAGGCTAAGTATTCATCTGATAGAAAACTTAGGAATACAAAGCTGTTACTAAAGCATTATAAGGATTTTAAAAGACATGTTAATAATTCTATTTTTAAAGTATCTAATATAAATGAAAATGCTATTGAAATATTAGAAGAATTAATAAACTCTAAAATAACAGAAAATTTATTTGTTGAAAGTATAAGTAATAGTGTATCACGTACAAATATAATCATATCCCATATAAATACTATGATAAATATTTATGAAGCTTATAGTAAACAATGTGGAGAATTAGAAGTAAGAAAATATAGAATAATATATAAAAGATTTATAGATGAAAAAAGATGGAGTATAAAAGAAATAGCTACCTCCGAAAATATAGACAATAGAACTGTATATAGAGATATAAACCTAGCTTGCGAAAAATTGTCAGTATTTATATTTGGTATAGATGGAGTAAATAAATTCTAATATAATAGTTAAATGTCATGTTTCTATAGATTAATAAAATAAACTGTTAATTAGCTAAAGGAATATAGTATAGCTATTTCAATATATACAGTGATATGGTTTAATTAATATGGAACGCTATACAATAAGAATGATGTGTCAATAAGTGTTCATATACAAAACAATTACAAAATGATAATATATAAAGTGTAGGATTAGATTTGTTGTGAATCAGAAAAATATATATATTATATAAAAGGATTATCTCTTTAAGTAATGGAGATAGTCCTTTTTTATTTTGTGAGGTGAAAATAGATGGATGAAAATAGAGAATTAAAGATTAAAACGAGAGATATATTTAGAGACTTAGCGAAATTATTTGATAAAAGTATGAAGCTAGAAGATGAAATAAAAAGTTTAACAGAAGAAGAAGCTAAGAAACAAGAGAGGTTAGTAAAAAAATATGAAAAAGTAGTTGAAACTATTTGTGAGAAGCTGGACTATCTATCAGCACTAGAAGAGGAGTAAACAAATGAGAAGAATAGTATGTGATAAGTGTAATAATAAATTTAAAGTAGCTTATAAAGATGTAAGAACAGAGACTATTGGAGATATAGAAATAAAATATTTTATATGTAGAAAGTGTAAAGAAAAATATATTATATATTATGAAGATGAAACATTAAAAAAACTGAAAGAATTATATAAAGAACTTATTTATGAAGAACAGAGTGGATTTACAGATAGAACAACAAAGTCTGAAAGAGAAAAAGTTTTTACTGAAATGATTGCATATGTAAATACATTAAAAGAAGTATGTAATAAATATCTTAATAAAACAGAATATGAAATGAAAGATATAGAGAAGCATATGGAAAAATTATTAAGAGAAGAATAGAGTGGAGTATATGAAGCTTAAAAAAATATGTAAGTGTGGTAAGACAATAGATTATAGTGAAAAGGCATGTAGTGAATGTGTTAAAAAATATGTTAAAAGTAGAAAACAGAGCAACAAAGTATATAATTCCAAGAATAGAAATAAAGAAAGAGATAAGTTTTACAACGGAAAAGAATGGAGAGAAACCAGAGAGTATATCTTAGAAAAAAATGTATATTTGGATTTATGGGATTATTATATTAATAAAAAAATAACTACAGCAAATACAGTACATCATATAATTGAGTTGTCAGAAGATGAAGAACTTTCATTAGAAGAAGATAATCTCGTACCTTTATCATCTAAAACGCATAAAAAAATACATACATTATATGAGAGGAATGAGAGAACAAAGAAAGAAACTCAAGTAAAATTAAAAGAGATATTGAGACAGCATAAAATATATAATGGATAAGACTATCCCCCCTACCCATAAGAAAAAGAAAAGGGGATTGAGACAGCGAGCAGGGGTATATATATACGGAGATTTTCCCTTTTTAAGATTTTTTTGTAAAAAAATATGCAGGATGTCTTGCAAGAAAATAAACTGTTTTTAAAAAATAGCTGATAGCTATTATTTTTTTGTATAAATTTAAAGAGGATTGGAGGTGTAAAAATGGGAAGAAAAAAGCAAATGACATCTACAACTAAAAAACATCTAACTAAAAAAGAAAAACAGACTCGGCAAAATATAGAAAAACAAATAAAACTTGATAGAAATAATTTAGTAGTAGTTCCAGAACCTTTAAATAGTGATATTTTAGCATATAAAGAATTTTCAAGAGTAGTAGATGAAGCTGGAAAAATTGATTTATGGGATAATTTAGACCTGCCGATAATTTTAATGTACAGTGATGCATATAGCAATTATATTAAACTAAAAGAATATATAGAAAAAACAGGTCATACTGTATCTGGAAAAGATACTGAAAAAATAAGTCCTTATGTAACTGCTAAATTCAAATATGCTGAGTTGATATTAAAATGCTCTACAAAATTAGGTTTAGCAACTACAGACAGGTTAAAATTAGTTGTTCCAGAAAATGAGAATCAAAAAGAAAATAAATTTGCTAAATTTATAAAAGTAGGAACATAATGTCTGCTAAGAAACGAGATAGGGTAACAGAATATGCTAAGAAGGTAGTTGCTAAAAAAATTATAGCTGGTGAAAGTGTTATTCTAACATGTAAAAGACATTTAAATGACCTAAAAAGAAGTAAAACAAAAGAATTTAAATATAAATGGGATGTTGAAATCTCTGAGGAGACTCTTGATCTATATAATGAACTCACAATTTTAGAGGGTGATGAAGTAGAAATATTGAAGACTAGGGGATTTCAAGAATTTATTTTAGGAAGCTTAGAAGGTTGGGTTGAAAAAAAGACTGGTTATGTAAGATTTAGAGAAGCCTATATCCAATTAGCACGTCAAAATGGAAAGTCTTTTTTGTCTGGTGCTAAAAGTATAAAAACAAGCAATTTTTCAACATATAAAAAAGGAAAAATTATTTGTGCAGCAACTAAGATGGAGCAAGCTAAAATAGTGTGGGAAGAAGTAGAAAAGTTTATATTAGCAGATGAAGATTTAAATGAAATGTATAAAATAAAACGTTCTGACTATGAGATAACAGCAGGAGCAACAGGGACAATAATAAAGCCAATTGGACGTGATACAAAAAGTTTAGATGGATTCCGCTCTATATTAGCGATACCAGATGAATTACATGCACATAGAACTAACCAAGTTTATAAGCTTTTGCAAGGTGGACAGAGAAAGGTTAATAATGCTCTAATACTAGCAATAACTACAGCAGGATTTGATTTAAATAGTTTTTGCTATGAACATTATTCTTTTTGCAAAAAAGTGTTATCTGGGTCTATTGAAAAAGAAAGTTTGTTTATATATATAGCTGAAATGGATGAAAATGACGATATTTGGGATTATCATAACTGGGTGAAATCTAATCCGTTGCTACTTTTAAACGAAGATGACACTATAAACATGTATGAAGTTGCCAAGATGAGTGAAGTTGCATTAGAAGCTAAAGAAAAAGGTGGAAGCGACTTAATGGACTTCATGACGAAGTGGTTAAATATATGGGTAACTTACAAAGATGGAAGGTATCTTGATGCCAATTGGCTTGAAACATGTGCGTGTGACTTAACTCTTGAAGATATGAGAGGTCGAGAGTGTTATCTAGGTATAGATTTATCAAGTGGTGGTGATTTGACTTCTATTGCATTAGTATTCCCACTTGAGGATGAAAAGGTATATATATATAGCCATTCTTTTATGCCAGAATTAAGGATAATTGAACATGAACAGAGTGATGATGCACCATATCGCATGTGGGTAAATGAAAAACTTGTAACACTAACTACAGGAGCTTTTTCAATCAAAACAGACTATAAATTTATAATAAAACACTTAGAAGAAATCTTAATGGAATATGGAATAACTGTAATGAAATGTGCTTATGACAACCATAATGCAAGTGCTTTTATATCAGATTTAGATTTCTTAGGATGTGACTTAATAGATGTACCACAAAGTGCGAGGTCTTTAAATGATGCAACAGTAGATTTTAAACTATCTATGAAAGCTGGTCAAGTTTTATACAATAGAAAAAATAAGTTATTTAAATGGAGTGCTATAAATGCAACAATAACAAAAAATAGTTTTGGAGAAATAAAAGTTGATAAATTAGAACAAGAAAATAGAATAGACCCGATAGATTCAATAATTGATGCGTGGAAAGTATATTTTGAAGATGTAAAACAAAATGCAGATATTGCATATGTACCAGAATAATTAAAAGAGAGGGGAAAAGATGGGTGTATTAAATTGGTTAAGAAATATTAGGTTCAAGACACCAAATATAAACTTTGCTAAAGGCAATAAAAGTAGTTCATTTACATTTTGTAATAGTGATTTAGCTAATAATGAAACTATTTTTGCTGCAATAACTATACTTGCCAATTCGATAGCTAGTGTCCCAATAAGCCTTCGGAGTGGATATGTAAAAGTTAAAGCTAAAGAACATTATATTTCAAAGATGCTTAGAGATGGGTTAAATCAGAATGATACTATGTTTGAGTTTATAAGGCTAATGGAAGTAGTAAGGAATGTAAAGGGTAGTGCTTATGCAATAAAAGAGTATGATTATAAGGATAACATAAGTTCTATATGGGTGTTAGATTCGGATTTTGTGACACCTTTTATTGATACTGACACAAAAGAATTATGGTATAAAATATCAACTAAAGATGGAGAAAATTATTTTCACAATAGACATATAATTGCTGTTAATCATATTAAATCTGATTTTGGAAAAGGCATAAGCCCTATAAATGTCTTAAAAAATACATTAGATTATGATAGAAAAGTTAAAGAGTTAAGTATTGAACAACTATCTAATAATATTAATTTTAGATATGCATTTAAGATAAATGGGAATATGAGTAATGAAAAAATGGCTGAGTACCATGAAATGATAAAAAGATATATGGATAAGGGTATTATCTATCTAGATAATGGGAAAACACTAGAGGAACTTAAAAATAATTCATTTATTGACCCAAAAGTATTTGAGGTTGAAGAAATAACAGTAAGTAGAGTGGCAAGAGTTTTTAATATACCAACACATAAATTGTATAGTGGTAAACAGACTTACTCGAGTTCAGAACAGGGTGATTTAGAGTTTTTAGTTGACACAGTGCTACCAATAATACGCATGTATGAACAAGAACTCAACAAAAAATGTTTAAATGCTGTTGAAAGTGACAAGGGTTATGAAATTAAATTTAATTTAAGTGGATTTGCAAGAGCAGACATGAAAACAAGAGGGGAGTTTTATCAAAAAATGATTAGGTGTGGTGGGTTGACACCTAACGAAATTAGAGAGTTAGAAGATAGACCACCAAAAGAAAATGGAGATGATTTAATGGTAAGTAGAGATTTAATAGCAATTAAAGACCTGCCAATGCTGTTAACAACAACAACTAACTTGAAAGGGGGTGATAAAATTGAAGAATAGAATATTAGAGCTTAAAAATAAAGATTCAGATTCAAATACCATTAAAAAGGTTGGAAGTATAGAAATAAAAAATCAAAATGAAAATAGTGCCGATTTGCATTTTTATGGAGATATTGTTTCTGAGTCTTGGATTAGTGAATGGTATGAAGATGATAAATGTCCCAGTGATATTAGTAAGTTTTTGGAAGAATTAGAAGGAGTAAAAAATATAAATGTACATGTAAATTCTGGTGGAGGGTCTGCGTTCGCTGGACTTGCTATATATAATCAGTTAAAAAGATATAATGCAAATATAACTACATATATAGATGGATTAGCAGCAAGTATAGCGAGCGTAATCGCTATGGCTGGTAATCGTATTGTTATGCCAGAAAATGCCTTGTTGATGATACATAAACCTTTGAGTTGGTGCGGAGGTAATGCATATGATTTTAAAAAAGAAATTGAGATACTAGATACATGTCAAAAATCAATTTTAAGTGTATATATGACAAAAGCAAAACCAAATATTAAGGAAGAAGAGATAAATGATTTGATAAATGCCGAAACTTGGTTAACTGGAGAAGAAGCAAGCAAATACTTTGAAATAGAGTTAGAGGCAAATGTAAATACAGTTGCTTGTTCTTCTAATTATTTTGATAGATATAAAAATACACCAAAGGGCAAAATTAGTAAATTAAAAAATACTAAGAATAATTTAGAGTTACCAGTTATGGAAGAAGATATAAAAATATTAATAGAAAGAATAAAAAATAAAACAAAATAAAAGGAGTGAGTTTATAATGAATAGATACCAGTTGGAACAAATGAAAGATGGAGTAAAAGAACAATTAAAGATAGAAAATGAAAATCTATCTAAAATGTATCTTGATTCTAAAACTACTATAGAAACAAGACAAGAACAACAAAAAATAGTTAAAGATTTGGATGAAAGATTTGAAGGTATAAAAAATAAAATAAAGGAAATTGATGATAAAGAAGCTCGAGAGATAGCTTTTAAGAATAAAAATAAAAATTTAGGAAACAGTGAAAAAGATATTAAAATAAATGCGAAAGCTGAATTAATAAGAAATGTAATGGCTGGCAAAGAAGTAACAAAAGAGATAAAAAATGTACTTGGAGATGGTGATGCTCTTGGAGGCGGTAATAAAATACTACCTACTACAATGACAAACGAATTGTTATATGAACCAATGTCAAAAAATCCGCTGAGAGGAATTTCAACAATGACAAATATAACTAATTTAGAAATACCAAAAATTATATTCTCTTTAGATGATGATGATTTTTTAGATTCAGATTCAGCATCAGCGAAAGAATTAAACGCAGATGGAGCTAATGTATCTTTTGATAGAAATAAATTTAAAGTGTTTTGTGATATAACAGAAACAGTTTTAAAAGGTACAGAAACAAATTTAGTACAAGTTGTAGACGCAGGTTTGCAAAGTGGTTTAGCTAAAAAAGAAAAAAAGGTAGCGTTTGAATCGAATAATCCAACAGAAATGTCTTTTTATAAAAAATCAACAGAAAGTGGAAATCCATTTTTAATAAAAGCAATAGAGGGAGATACATTGTTTGAAGCAATAATAAATTGTCTTGCAGACTTAGAGGACGATTATTCAGAAAATGCTAGTATTGTTATGAGAAAAGTTGATTATTTTAAAATAATAAAGACTTTAGCTAACGGAAATACAAGTTTATATACAGCTCAACCAGAGCAAGTGTTAGGAGCACCAGTGATTTATTGTGATTTAGCTACAATGCCAGTTGTAGGGGATTTTAGATACTCGCATTTTAATTATGACTTAGACATGTTTTATGACAGGGATAAAAATGTTAAGACTGGTATAGAAAGTTTTGTTTTAACTGCATATTTAGACCATAAAATTAAAATGAAGTCAGCTTTTAGACTTGCAGCTGTTAAATCTGTTACACCCTAAACCAGACCTTCCAGAAGAGGGTCAGCCAGAAGTAACAGAAAATAAATCGAAAGCTAGAAGTATGAAAAAAACACAGGAAGTAAAGTAGGTGAATAGCTTGGATGAAAAAGAGCTACTGGATTCTATTAAAGTTTATTGCAGATTAGATGATTGTTATGAAGAAGAAGTGAAAGATTTAAAAGAAGCATGCGAAGAATATCTAAAAAATGCAGGGATAGTTGTTAATTATGAAAATAAATTATATTTTTTAGCAATAAAAATGCTTGTTTTACATTTTTACGATAATAAGGGAATAACAAGCAATAAAACAGAAGAAATTCCTTATGGAATAACATGTATAATAAACCAACTACAGATGGGAGGGTTAGTTAAAAATAAATGTTAGATAATAGAATAACTATAGAAAAGCTTTTTAATGGGGATACAGATGATAGGGGCTACCCAATTGAAGGATGGCAAGAATATTATAGTTGTTGGTCGGATTTTAAAGCTGTAAGTGGCAAAGAATATATATCAGCTAAAGCTATATCAAGCGAAAACATAGTGACTTTTACTATTAGATATTCTGAGAAAACGAGTCTAATAATAGAAGATACAGAAAATACTAAAAGATACAGAATTAAATATAAAAATAAAATCTATGATATAGTTTATATTTCTGATTTTGAAAATAAACATAGATTTGTTGATTTTAAATGTAAACTTATATCTTAGTAGGATGTGAATTAAATGAGTATGGAATGGAATGGGTTTTCAACATTACAACAGAAATTAGAAAACTTGGAGAGAAAGGCAAGTAATGAAATAGTGGATAAAGCATTAGATAAAGGTTCAGAGGTGCTTTTAAATGGGCAAAAGGAAACTGTACCTATAGATACAGGTAATTTGTTAGCATCTTTAGGTACTTTTGATAAAAGAGGCTCTGGAGCTAATAAGAAAATAGACATAGGTATAGCACGTAATCAAGATAGGTCGGTAACATATGGCTATTATCAAAATTATGGAACTACGGAAATGGCAGGGTCTGGTTGGATACAAAGAGCTTGGAATATGAAAATAGGAGAAGCTAGTACGAAAATAAAGGAAGTAATCAAAGAGTCGTTAAAATTTTAATGGAGCATAAAAATGATAAATGAATTGATTTGTAGAATAATAAAAAGTCTAAATATAGATTGTTATTACTTAGAAGCTAATTGTAAAAAAGATAAGTATGTTATTTTTTCAATTTACAATGAAAGTGAACTTGAAAAAAATTTATATGATGATAATTACATAGCTATAACATATAACATACAATTATCATTTTGGTATAAAAACCCTCAAGATGCTATATTGTATCAAGAAATTAAAAACAGAATGAAAGAAAATGGTTTTTATCTTAAAACAGTAATTGATAGAAAAGAAAGTGAAATGTATGGTAAAACATTCGACTTCTTATATGAAAAAGATGAATAATAAAATTGTTGAGGTGTCCAAATTGGACACATTTTTTATGCAAAAAATAAAAAAGAAAGAAGGTAATAGGATATGCCAAATGCAGAAAAAAATTATAAAAGTAAAATAATATCTGGTCTTAAAAATATACATGTCGCAAAAGTAAATGATGATGGGACTTTTGCAGTTCCAGTGCCTATAATAGGGGGTAAAAAAGTTGAGTCATCTTATGATGTAAGTGAAGATATAACTTATGCAGATGATATGGCTGTTGATAATGATATGACGGTTTCTAATGGTTCTGGGAAAATGAGTGTATTAGGGTTGTTGATGGATGAAAAAGCATTAATTTATGGTGGAGATAATATGTCTGGAGGTTGGGGTTTATCTACTAATATGCAAGTACCCAACTTGGCAATTCTGTTTGAACAACAAAAAAGGGATGGTGGAAAAATATTAAGTGTAATATATAATGCACAATTTAAACCTGCTGGAATAAATGCTACTACAGTGGAAGAAAAGAAAGAAAAAGAAACTGTTGAGTTAGAATTTACTTCATTGCCAGCAATGGCAAGTGTTGATGATAAAAACTATTTTTACTATACAGTGGATACAAAAGATAAAAATATAAGTCAAGAAATGATTGAAAACTGGTATAAAACAGTTCAAGTTCCAAAAAAAACAGTAGAGAACACTCCAGAATCATAAAAAATAATATAGAGGGCTTATAAGCCCTCTATATTTAATTAAAGGTGAAAAAAATGAGTTATAAAGAAAAAATTATACATGGTTTTGATAACATACATTTATGTGAAATAGATGAACATTCTGTTCCTATAAAAATATTGGGTGGAATTTCTGTAAGCATAGAATTAAAACAATCTTACAAAATTATGAAATGTGGTGGAAATGAAAACATAATTTTTTATGGGAAAGTAACTGGTACAGGGAAACTAAATTTATTAGGATTAACAGCAGATGAAGAAGAATTGATTTGGAATTTTAAAAGATATAAAAATGGAATAGTTGTTGAAGATAGTATAAAACCAAACAATCTGAGGTTATTATTTACAAGAAAAAGACGTGATGGAGCGATAATTTATTATTGTATATATAATGTGATTTTTGATATAGATGGTATTTTAGCAGAAACAGATGCAGCGAAAAGAAGTAATAGTAAAAGAGAGTTAAATTTTAATGTATTTGCTGACAAAAAATTAAAACTAACATTTTTTTCAATGGATACAAAAAGTGGTGAAAAAGAAATGTTAGAGAATTGGTTTAAAGAAATACAAATTCCAGAAAGGGAAGATTATGATAGATGATAAGATAACAATTAAATTGAATGAAGAAAGTGTTGTGTATGATGCTAGGCTGGATATGGGAGCAATAGCAGAAACACAACATTTTTTTAAGCAAAGAAATGATTTTATGGCAGTACCAGAAATTTTGAAATGGGTTGGTAAAGGCGATTTTATGGTGGTAAATGAACTGATTATCCAGTCAATATTAAGGTGCCACAAGCAATTAAATAGAGAAGATGTAATAACAAATTTGAAGTTTAGAGAAATGCCTAAAATCCACGAATATTTAAATTTGTTACTTGAGAAAGCCATGCCAGCAAAAGAAAAAAATAACAGTGAAGATGAAATTGAGGATATAGAAGAAAAACAAGATGATTGAGACTTTGAGTATTTAGAATATTTATGGACTACAGTATTAAAAAGACCAGTTAGAGATTTTTTAAAAACTACACCAAAAAAATTATTTGCACAAATTGATGCACATGGAAAATTCAAAGGCGTAGATAAAGAAAAAAAGAATGTTGAGATTGTTAATTCTACAGAATTTATGTAAAAAGGTGGTGGTTAAATGTCAGAGGAGATAGAGAAGCTATCGGTCACGTTAGCATTAGAAGCAAACAACTTTACAAAACAAATTAGTGCAATAAGTAAAGAAATAGGGAACTTAGAAAGAGACTTTAAAACAGCAGCAGCAGGTAATAAACAATTTGAAAATAGTTTTAGTGGTCTTGGTGCTAAGATGCAAAAGCTCACAAAACAGATTGACTTGTATAATAAAAAATTAGAGAGTCAAAAGAACCAGTACAAAAGTTTGCAATCTACTTTAACCACACAAAAAGCTAAATTAGATAGTTTAGAAAGTACACTAGGTAAAAATTCTAATGAATGGAAAAAACAAGCTCAACTTGTGCAAAAAAATGCTGAAAAACTAAGTAGATTAGGAAGCAATATAAATCAAACTAAAGGTACAATTAGTAGACTTAGAACAGAACTTACTCAGACAAGTCAAAAATTCGAACAGCTTGGAAATAAAACTCTAACTATTGAGCAAAAATTAAGCAGACTGAATAGCCAAGCAAGATTGACAGAGTCTGAGTTCAACAGACTTGGTGCAGAGCTTGCACGAAATGGGTCATATTTCCAAAGACTTGGGAATGAAATGAATCAGCTTGGAAGTAAAATTCAGTCAAATAAAGCTAGATTAGCAATATATCAAGCTGAATTTAATAAATTAAATAATGAGTTAAATCAAAATAAGCAAAAGCATGCACAGCTTTCAACTGAAATTAGGAAAACTGAAAGTATTCTAAGTCAAGTGGCAGCATACTATGGTAAAAATTCGCATGAAGTACAACAACTTACTCAAGAGTTATATAGGTTAAAAGATGCATATAACAAGCAACAAATGGAAATAAAACAATCTGAGACTGCATTAAATGGTTATCAAGCTGAAATAAATCAAACAAGTGCAGATGTTATAAGACTATCTGCTCAACTTAGACAAATGCCTTTTGCAACTTTAAGTCGTTCAATGATAACAGCAGGGCAAAGTTTAAAATCTGTTGGAATGGGTTTAAGTATGTATGTATCAATGCCTTTGGGCATGCTTGGGATAGCAGCAGCTAAAGCAGGGGTTAATTTTGATACAAGTATGTCTAAACTACAAGCAACAGCAGGAATTGCAGACAAAAGTAGTGTATCATTTCAAAAGTTGCAAGAAAAGGCTCAAGATTTAGGGGCTAGAACTTCATTTTCAGCAGCAGAGGCAGCGGATGGTTTAACATATTTAGCTCTTGCTGGTTGGGATGTAGAGACATCTTTGTCAAGGATAGAGCCAGTTCTACGTGCAGCAGAAGCAGGAGGAATGGATTTAGCCTTATGTTCTGATTTGGTTACAGACAGCATGGCATCAGCTGGAATTGCAAGCCAAGATTTTACTAAATATTTAGATATAACAGCACAAGCACAAAGAAAATCTAATACCAATATGCAACAAATGTTAGAAGCATATGTAACAGCGGGAGGAATGTTTAAAAATTTAAATATGCCACTTGAACAATCTGGAGCATTGATTGGGATACTTGCAAATCGTGGAACAAAGGCAAGTGAAGCTGGAAATGCATTAATAAGTGTTTTTTCTAATATAATTGGTGAAAATGGAAGAGCAGGAAAAGCGTTAGATGCATTAAATATATCTCTATATGATTCACAAGGGAAACAAAAGGATACAGTTGCAGTTTTGAAAGAAATGAGTAACGCTCTAGGTGTAACTTCTGATTCTACAACAAAATTGACAGAAGAGGAACGAGCAAGGTTTGCTACCATGATAGGTGGTAAGACACAATATGATACATTGATGAAGTTGCTAGCAGGTGTGAACGATGAATACGACGATTTAGAAAAGAGTTTAAAAAATTCTAAAGGTGCATTAATGGAAGTTGCTACAACAATGAAAGATAATTTGGGTGGGGCAATTATAAACATGAAATCAGCCTTAGAAGGTGCAGGTATACAAGCATTTAAGGCAATGGAGCCCGTTCTTGCAAGTTTAATAGAAAAGATAACACAGCTTTCAAATTGGTTTACTAATCTTGGAGAATCATCACAACAAAATATAGTTAAGATGGCGGCTATAGCCATAGCCATGGGTCCTGTTTTAATGATGTTTGGGCAATTTATAATTGTAAGTGGTCATTTAACTGATTTGATTGGAAACATAAGAGCAGCTACAGCAGCAGGAGCTGGTGGATTTGGAGGGTTAGCAGCTAAAGTTGGAAGTTTAATACCCAAATTATTTACTCTACAAGGAGCTTTTGCACTATTAGCAGCAGGTGGAATTGTAGTAGCTACAAAAGCATTACACGACTATAGTGTTGCTGATGGGAAAGCATACGAACAAAGAAAAAAGAATATAGAAACATTAGAAAAAGAGAAGAAAGGATACGAAGAATCAAGGCAAAAAATAGGCTATATAGCTAAAGAATATGATAATTTAAAAAGTAAATCTAATCTAAGTACAGAAGAAGCTGAAAGGCTTAAAACGCTAACAAAAGAAATAGCTGAAATGATGCCCGAACTGGTCAATGGATATGATGAGAATGGAAATCCAATTCTAAAAATGAAGGGTTCGGCTATGGAATTGTGTTCTGAGTTAGATAGAGCAATAGAGAAGAAAGAACGTCTTATAAATTTTGATAAAATGGATAATGCTGAAATCGCTGTTGATAAGCAAGCTGGTAAAAGAGATAAAGAAGGTAATAAACTTACAGGAAAAGCAGCTGATTCATACCAAACAGATAGTGAAAAAATTATAACAATACAAAAAAAGTATAATGATGATATTGCTAAGTTAGAAAAAGATGGTGTAATTTTACGTGGTAAGATAAGAAATTCAGAAGGTGAAGACAGAGAAAAGTATGTACAAAAGTATAATGAGAATTTAAGAAAGAAAGAAAAATTAACACGAGATGCTCAAAAAGAAAATACAAGAAGTTTAGAAGAAGCTAAAAAGGTAGCACAAGAAGTTGAGGACGGTGTGTTTGCTACTGTAAACTCAAGTAGTACATTTAAATCAAGCAAGAATGATGATGCTAAAAAACAATTTAATGAGTGGAAAGGTATTCTGGATTTTAGTGGAATAAAAACTAAAGAACAGTTAGCAAATGTTGAAGATTCAATGAATAGCTTATTCAAGTCAGCATCAAGTGGTAAGATAAATTTAGCTGATGTAAAAAAAGAAGTAGAGGGTGCTAATGACGCTTTAGCTAAAGACGGAAATTTAAATTCATATAATAAGAAAATGCAGGAGTTGGCTAAAACTATTGCAAGCAAAACTGGTACAGAGTCAAGTGATTGGATAGCACTTTTGACAACTTTAGATAAAGAATTTTTAAAAACTAGTGACTCAAGTGATGTATTTTTAAAGAAATTTAATAGGACTAGACAACAACTTGAATCTGGAGATGGTTTAGCAGTAGCAGTACAACAACAATATGAAACATTAAACTCTGCTCTTGAAGGTCTACAGATAACAGGCAAAGAAGAGGTAGACATACAGACAGTTATTGATTTTACTAATGACCAGAACATACCAGAAGATGTTAGAAATTTTGTAAATAGCTTAATAAAAAAAGATGCAAATGGAAATATAACTAATTCGGAAGAAGTTATAAAATTTACAGCAGATTTATTGTTTGAACTACAACAAGAAAATCCTAACTTTGATAATTTACAAGCGGAAGCAGATAAGTTGTTCAAAGGTGACAAAGTAAAAGTAACTGAGGATTTAGAAATTACAGAAGGTGAGATTGATACTTCTAATGTAAAAACAGATGATGTTGAACAAAAAATAAAAGATAAATTTGCACAAGATAAAGTGTCAGCCAAAATTAATGTTGCCATTGAAAATGGAGATATAAATTCCGATAAAGTTAAATTAGTTGGAGAAATTTTTGATAAAATACCAACAGAATATAGAACAAAGTTTATATTAGATAATACAGAAGCGATTAATAAAGCGAAAAATTATGATGATATAATTAAATATTTAAAAGAAAATCCAGAAATTGCACAAAAATATAATATTAAAGTGGAAGGCTTAGAAAAAGCTAAAGAAATTAATGAAGAAACTGATAAGGCTAAAGAAAAGAAAGCTGAACCAGAAGTAAAAGTAAAAAATGCAGATAAAAGTAAAAAAGAACTAGAAGATGTAGGAAAAGAAGCTGATAAGGTTGACAAGAAAAAACCAGAACCAGAAGTAAAAATAAAAAATGCAGATAAAAGCAAAGAGGAACTAGAAAATGTAGGAAAAGAAACTGATAAAATTGATAAAAAGAAAGCTGAACCAGAAATAACTACAAAAGGGGTTGAAGGTACAGCTGAACAACTGAATCAATTAGCAACTAAAGCAAAAGAAATAGAAAAAGGTAAATATGAGATAAGTATAACAGCTAAAACAGCACAAGCAGCTAAAAACGTATCTGGATTAATAGCAAAGATAAATCAATTTAGTAAAGTAAAAGTAAAACAATTAGTATTTAAAACAGAGACAGCACAAGCAGCTAAAAATGTTACTGGTTTAGATAAAAAAGTAGCTAGTTACAAAAGTAAGTATGGCGGAAAAACTATAACAACAACATTTAAAGCAGAAACAGCACAAGCAGCTAAAAATATATCGGGCTTAATGCGTAAGATAGATTCATATAAAGCTAACTATGCAAGGTCATTTACAACTTCAATGACAGCAAATGTACAAGTTAATAAGAATGTTACGACGACAGAAAAAACAGAAAAAAATGAGACTGGAAAACCTGTATCATTACCAATAGAAAGGGCGATACCTGCACCTGCATTATTAAATGATTCACCAATGCCAGCTACAAGAGAAAATATAATCACTCAAGCTAGGGGATTCACTAGTTCAACACCAATTGCAATTGGTGGCAAAGACATAGCAGATGCATTAAAATATGATGTTAATTTATTGCAAGAATTAGAAAGTAGACTACAAAAAATAAATAATGAATTAACTAGATTAGATAAGTTAGCAGAAAATGCAACTGATGCAGATAAAATAAAATATCTACAAAAACAAAATGAATTGTACAAGGAGCAAGCGGAAGTACAAAAAGATTTAGAAGATAAATTAATAAGACAAAAAAAATATTACAAATCTACACTTGAACAAAAAGGAATAAAATTTAATAGTGACGGAAATTCAACGAACTATGAAGAGGAAATATTAAAGAAAAAGAAAATAGTTGCAGATTTAGAAGAAAAGGCTGAAAAAGCTAATGATAAGAATAAAGATTCGTTACAAAAGAAAGCAGAAAAAGAAAAAAATAGCTTAGAAGAAATTCAAAAACTTTACGATGAATATATAAAAGTTACTTTGACTAGCTTGCCAGAATGTACAGAAAAGTGGAATGACCTTAATCAGAAGATAAAAGAAAATGAACAAAGTATAAAAAATGTAAAAAGAGAGCAAGAAAAATTATTTATAGAATCAACGTGGACATCTATGTACAAAGATGTTCAGCAAGTAAAAAATGAATTAGATATGTTAGATGTAAAATTGAAAAATGCATCTACAGAAGAAAAAGAAGAAATAATTAAGAAAAAAATAGAGTTACAAAAAAAATATAATAAAGAATTAACTGAAACAACTGAATATATGAAGCAAACTCAAAATCAACTTAAAGGCAAACTACAAAAATTAGGATTTGAATTTAGAGACAATGGAGATATTTCTAATTATATACAACAGATACAAAAGTTAAAAGAAGAAAATAAAGATTTTGAAGAAGCGGAAGAACTCGCAAAAGGGTATTTAGATTTATTGTTAGAAAAGATACCAGCAGCTGAAAGAGAAATAGAAGGAATAACTGGAGCAATAGCAGATTTAAAAGAAGAGCAAAAAAAACTATATGAAGAACAATTGAACACAATTACAGATGTAGAAAAAGAAATAACAGACATATATAAAAAGCAAGTTGAAGAAAGAAAAAAATTAATTGATGAAGAATTAAAGAAAAGAACAGATGCTCTTAACAAAGAAAAAAAGGCTTATAATGATGCAAGAGAAGAAATGAATTATAAGAATGATGAAAAAGAACAAAAAGATGCTATTGCTGAAATAGAAAAAGACTTAGAAATAGCTAGAAAAGATACAAGCTTGTCTGGTCAAAAAAGAGTACAAGACTTAGAAAAAAAATTGCAAGAAGAACAAAAAAAGCTAGAAAAATTAGTACAAGATAACCTCGACAAACAAGTAAATAATATGTTTGACAAAGAAAGTGAAAGATTAGAAAATGAAGCGGAAGAAACTGTTAAAAACCTTGAAGAAAAGTTTTCTGATACAAAGCTTGCAGAGATAGTGAAAAATGTTCTTGATAGTGGAATTTTTACAGATATAGATGGCAATGTAAAAGATTTGCAGGGTACCATGATTGAATTTATAAATAAATATCAAGATGGGTTGACTATTGCAGGAGATAAAATAAAAACTGAATGGCTAGACAAGTTGGATGAAGCTCTCGATAAAATGGAAGATTTAGCAGAAATAAATGAAAAATTAGGAGTAAAAGAATTTAACACAAATTTAAAATCTTTAGACTATAATTCGCAAAGGTACAGTCAACCAACTAGTCGTATGTTAAACAATAATACTACTAATAATAACCAGTTTATTTTTAATCCTAGCAAGCCACTAGTTGTAGTAGAAAATGCTACAAAAGATTCTATACCAGACCTACAAAGAATTATTGATAAGTCTATAAAAGAAGCAATAAATGATTTTGCAAAAGAAATTGTTAAATAAAGGAGATAAAAATTGTTTATTTCAGAAAAATTTATTTTAAATAAAAGAACTAGTGACTCAATGGGTGTAATTTTAATTACAGAATCAAATAATGATATATTTAATGATTATGGATTTATGTACTCTGAAACAATAGAAAAAGTAAAAAGTTATAATGATAATCCAACTTTTTTTAAAGGGGAAAAAGATACTAGTGAAATAGTATTAAAAATATGTTTAGTAGATGTGAATTATGTTCCTAGAAAATGGTCTGATTATGATATAGAAGAAATTTGTGCATGGATTAAAACAGATGATTTTGTAGAATTTATCAGTGAAGATAATGTTGAACTGATTTATTATGTAAAAGCAACTAAAATAGCTAAAAAGTTCACAGATAATTTAGAAGGTTATCTTGAAGTTACATTTCAACCATTTACAAATTTTGCTTATAAATCAGATGTTAAAACAATTATAATAAAAGAAAATATTGAAAGAAAAATAATTATAAATAATAAAAGTAATGTACAAGATGATTATATGCCTATAATTGAATTAATTAATTTAGGGGATGAATCTACTATAAATATAATAAAAAATACCAGTACAAAAGAACAATTTGAAATTGCTGGAATAGAAAAAAATGAAAAAGTAACAATAGATAATTTGTATTGTACAGTGATTAATTCTAAAAATGAAAATAGATTTGAAAAATGCAACAGAAACTGGTTAAGGTTAAAAGCAGGAGAAAATGAATTAAAAATTGTAGGCAACTGTAAACTTACAATAAAGTCAAAATATCCTATTTTAACTTAATAATGAGGTGGTATTTATTTTAAGAGAGAAAATTAATTTGAAAGAAATAAAAAAAGATTATGATATAACATTACATAAAGTTAATAAAAATATGATTGGGCAAATACCAAAGTATTGTTTAAATTCTCTAACTAGGAAAATTGATGGTATTGACGAGTTGGAATTTACAATACCAAAATATATTTTTGATAGAAATACATTGAAAAGAACAATAAATATTATGTATGATATGACCAAAAACGAAAGATTTATATGTATTAACAATAAAGAATATTTTGTTATAAAAGAAATAAAGGAAGACAATTATAAAAGTAAAGTAGTCAAAGCATATTCAAGAGAAATTAAATTATCTAAGATAGATATAAATATAGAAAATATAAATATACAACTATTTACATCAGACATAGAAAATAAAATAATTTCTATGAACGAATATATGAAAACTGAAACAGGGTGGCAACTAGGTTATGTAGATGAAGATATAGCATATGATATATTAGAAAATGGAAGCAAGCAAGAAAAAATTAGATGGCAAGAAAGTGTAAATACAAATTGGTATGACTTTATTACAAAAAATATAAAAGAGGAATTTAATTGTGTAATTGAGTTTGATACATTTAATAAACTAGTTAATCTATATAATATAGATAGTTTTGGAGATGAAATAAAAATAACATTAACAGAAGATAATTATATAAAATCTATTGAAAAAACTTTAAATACAAATGATATAGTAACAAGGTTAAAACTTGAAGGAAATGAAGAAATGGATATAATAGATGCGACTGAGACAGGATATCCCTACATTGAAAATTATTCTTATTTTATAGAAAATGGAGAAATGAGTTCAGAACTAATGAAAGCAATAAATGTATATGAAGAAATGGTAAAAAAAAGAAAAGCACAGTGGAGAGAATTAGCAGATTTGAAAAGTAATAAAGGTAATGAATTGACAGATAAAAAAAATGAATTACAACTCGTTTATGCATTTGTAATAGGCTTACAAGGTGAAAAGAGAGCATATGAAGCATCAAAAGACGAAATTAATCTAGCTAGGATTATAGCAGAGATAACTAAAAAAAATGATGAAAAAGTAATATTAGAAGTTGCTGTGAGAGATTTAGAAGAAGAAATTGAAAATCTAAGAAAAAGTATAGATAATATAAATTTACTTTGTAAACGTGAAACTGCAACAGATGAAAATGGAAAATTAATATTTAATGATGAATTATTAGAAGAGCTGAAAGAGTTTGTGTATTATGATACATATACTAATCCAGCTTTTATTAAAGTTGAAGATTTAATAAAAGCTGGTGAAAGAATTTTAGAATTAAAATGTAAACCAACAAGTGAATGGTCGATAGACATAATAAATTTTTTAGATAGAGTTTTAGACAATGGAAGGCAACATTGGAGTGGAATATTAAGTCTTGGTGATGTGATAGAACTTTATAGCTATAAAGAACATGTAAGAAAGCTTATATACTTTGTAGGGTATTCTCAAAAATTTAATCCTAATAGTTTAACAATAGAATTATCGAATAAAAAATTAAAAAATGATGATATAAAAACTATTGCAGATTATTTAAAAATGGCAAAAGAATCACTTCAAGCTATAGAATCGAAAAAATATTTATTAATGCAACAAAAATACAATAAAATAAGAAACTCTAAAAATGATTAGAAGGGGGTGGTAATTTGCCTGTACTAGATAATAGTCCTACTTCTTCTTATGTACGAATAACAGGGGTTATAGTGCATTACAATGATGAAATCTATAATATAGCAGAAAAATATTCCTGTATGAAATATATATATTGGAATAGTAGAAATCCATATCAATTAGAAGAGTCTAATATGATTTTTGATAATTCTAATGGTAGATTTCTTATAGTAACTAATTCTAATGGTATGCATAATATAGTTCCACAAGATGAAAATTCAAGTTTCAGCATAAGCTTTGATGGGGATTCTATAAAATCTATTGAAAAGCACATATATGGATTATATGAAAAAGATGAGGAAAATGACAAAAGATTTGTTTCTATAGAAACAGATATAACAGGGATAGAGACGACTGTAGGAGATTTAAAAGAAGAAGATACAAGGATAAAAGAAAATATAACAAAACTAGAATTAAAATCTGATGAAATAGACGCTAGTGTTAAAAGTGTTAGAAAAGATTTTACAGATAATAAAGAAATAAATGAACTAAGAGAAAATGTGAATAAAAATATCATAGAATTAAATGCAGCAATTGGTTTATATAGTTCTAAGATAACGGAATACTTCAAAGATGATAAAATAACCAATGAAGAAAAAACGGAAATAAATATACAAAATACTATTATTGATGATAAGAAAAAATTATTATATGTACAAATTGAAAAAGTTGTTTCAATATGTGATAAAAATTTTGATACAGTTGGAAAATTAAATATAGATAATGCTAAAAATGCTTTAAATGAAGCTCATGAAAATTTAAAAACTGCAATAAATTCAGTTATAGCAGATAGTGTTGCAACTCCTAGCGACAAAATTTTAGTTATAAATACTTTTTCTAAATATAATATAAAAATAAATGAATTAAAAAATGTTTTGGACAATATAATTTTACTTGGTGCAGGTGGGAGTATATCAGAAGAGTTAGCAAATTTTAATATGAAATCTAATCAGATTACTATGAGTGTACAAGAAACCGAAAAAAATATAAAATCAGAGATTAAGATATTATCTGATGAAATAGCACTAAAAGTTAGCAAAGGTGAATTTAGTTCTTTAATAGAACAAAAATATGATAGCGTTAGGATAGCATTTAACAAGATAAGTAGTGCTTCTGTAACTATTGACTGGGACGGAATAACAATTTTAAATGGCTCTATAGCGTGTGATTGTTTGACAACTCCAAGGGGTCATGACCCTATTATCAGATTGTTTGAAGATAGTAGTGCAACAATATGTTTAGATGCACAAGAAAGCAATGGAGCTGTAAAAGGAAGTGCAGTAAGATTAAAATATAATGAAAATTATTTGTTTATAAATAGATATGGAGCAAATATATTTGTTGATGGCGAGGTAAGATTACAAGTGAAACAAGATGATGCTTTTGTAAAATGTGGAAATGCAAGATTTTGTTTTACTAATGACCCATATTCCTTTTTCCCAGACCAAGGGCGAACTGACTTAGGGCAAAGTAATAATACTTGGAGAAATGTCTATTGTGATACTTTAAGATGTGATGATGTTAGAAGTACATCAGACAGTAAATTTAAGGAAAACATTAATTACATAGACTTATCAAGAAAAAGGTCTTTTTCAATGAATATAGAAACTCCTTTTCTAGACTTTTTAAAAAATGATTTGGAAATAGCTACATTTAATTATAAAAATTTTAGTAAGGAAGAGAATAATCAACAAATTGGATTTATAGCAAATGATATAAAAAACACAAAAGTTGGAGAAATGTTTATTTATGATTATGGTGATGAAGGACTAAAATTTAGTGTATCTGGTTATACAACTGTTGTAGCAACAGCATTGAAAGAAGAAGTGTTAAAAAGAGAAGAATTAGAAAATAAAATAAAAGAATTGGAAAAAAATATACAAGAATTGCAAAGCAAAGGAGAATAAAAAATGGATGTAGATTTTAAAATTCTGTATGAGAATGTACAAGAAGAATTGAATAAGAGTATGTCTAATATGTTGCTCTATAAGAGTATAGCAATGCAAAAAGATGTAGAATTAAAAGATAAGAATAAAAAAATAAAAGAATTAGAAGAAAATATTATATCGCTTAAAAATAAACTATCTGAAAATATAGAGGGTGTTGAACAATGCGAAACAGAGACTATGAAGTAAAACAATATTTTTTAGAAATAGATTTTTCAGAGTACGAAAATAGAAAAAATGTAGTAAAAAAAATGATATACAGTGAAAATGATATTAATACAGCGTTTATTAATGTGCAGCTAAAAAACAACGGAAAAGTTATTGATTTAAGTAACTATGATGTTATAGCGAATATTTGGAAGAATACAGGTAATAAGGTAGATGCTCCATGCAATATATTAAATGCAAAAGATGGAGAGGTAGAAGTTCCACTTACCAGAGAAGCCTTAAAAGGAGCTGGTATAAACCCATTTACAGTTATGATTGTAAATAGTGAGGGTTCTTTAGAATCACCTCGTTTTTATTATAGAGTAGATGAAGGGCTTGTAAATGATGATGATATTGAAAATGCAGATGAGTTTGGTGTTTTAGTATTATTAATAAGTCAAGTTAAAGAAGTCTTAAAAGATAATGATATTCTAGTTACTAGGGTTGAGAATTTAGAAAATATTGTGGAAGAACAGGAAGCAATTAGAGAGACTAATGAAGAAGATAGAAAAGCAAGTGAGATAACAAGAAAAGCTGGTGAAATTAGTAGGGAAAATGCAGAAGTAATTAGAGAAGAACAAGAAGATGTTAGAAAAGCAAATGAGGTAGTAAGAGAAGCAAGTGAAATAAGTAGGGGAAATGCAGAAGTAATTAGAGAAGAACAAGAAGATGTTAGAAAAGCAAATGAGGTAGTAAGAGAAGCAAGTGAAATAAGTAGGGGAAATGCAGAAGTAATTAGAGAAGAACAAGAAGATGTTAGAAAAGCAAATGAGGTAGTAAGAGAAGCAAGTGAAGAAAGTAGGGGAAATGCAGAAGTAATTAGAGAAGAACAAGAAGATGTTAGAAAAGCAAATGAGGTAGTAAGAGAAGCAAGTGAA